AAATCATTGACCAAATTTATATTTGAAGACGTGATAATTTTCCAGGTTGACGTAATTGATTCGTATCTCAATCCAAAGTTTAAATTCTGGGAACACTGATTCACTATCTCTGTTTCTAGTGCGGTATCTAGATCATTTACGAATCTAGGGACAATACGATTGGCCACTGCTCCTGTTGGAATATTATCACTGAATTTGACTGCTCCTAGTCCGTTGGTAAGCACACCCCTGCCTGCATTGGTGCCGTCACCGACCACAGACACTACCTTGGTCCACTTAAAAGTCGTTGCTCCTGGATGATCTGGCAAGCCTGCCATCAATGTGCCATTAGGCATAAAATGATAACCTGCGGGTGCTATAAATTTAATTAATGCTCCGCTGAGTAGATATTTCAGACTAGACGTAGAATATGTACCTACCTTTAGCAGTGTGTTGTCTATGATATTTTTAAAATATCCTGTTGGAGTACTCGAAGTTACTGATTGCCATACTGTATTAGAATCTGTAAACAGAATCTTATCAAACTTTGTAAAATAAAAGTTATAAACATCAGCATCTGTAAATTTTGATTCTATATTTTGTCTAACAAAATTAATCACAGCAATTCTACTGTCAAATTTAAATTCTAATGTTTCTTCGCTTTCTTGTTTGTAGATATAGCCGTCGTCACAGAAAGCATTTATGCTAGAGTATTTTCCAGATGCATCTATAATGTCAAAGTTTCTACTAATACCACTAGATGTTCGATTGATTGATTTTATCTTGATTATATTTTGACTACTACTTAATGGTGCTAGATTATAATCTTCAGCAGTGATCATTCGATTTTGTGTATAATAAACTGCGGGAGCGTTGGTCCTCACAGAGTCTATACTTTCTGATGCTGCAGAGTTTGCTACTGTAGATTGAAGAGCCAAACCAACTGTTAAGGTGTGTTCAACTCCTGATTTATTAAGATAAGAAATACCAATGTTGATACCTCTAAGTTCATTAGGACTTATAGTATATGATAACCCGTTGCTGGTTCTATAAAAAATTCTAAAAGACCCTTGTGGCAGGTTGCCGTAGACTCCGTCGGCAAACACCAAATCGATGGTATCATTTTCTTTAGTGGTAATCGAATATATGTTTCTTATGTTTTGGCTCAAACTATTGTAGGCTATATTATTGCCTGCCAGTGCGGAGACTTTAGACCATTCTGTCTGCTGTGCTCCTGCGCTGTTTAATGAAAATAACCATACATCATCGTTATTGATATCTGCAGCGTCGATTGCAATTTTTTCGTTGGGAGTTGGCACGCCTATACCAAAATCAGCCAGGGCCAGTGTGCCCTGTTTGAACATAAAGAAAAATCCTGTGTTAGGACTACCGGGCCCTGTGCCGTCATTTTTGTAGATAAAGCCTGGCTGATTTCCAGGAACTGGAGGTTCTTCATATATAGTTTCGCTATTTTTAAATGCTGTGGAAACTATCTCGAATAACATTCCTCTACCAGAAACAGTTTTACTAAAAGAATATATAGGTACATCTGTACTAGTTGTTCTAAATCTATATTGTTCTGTAGTAGTACCTTGTATGATTGCCGATCCTTGACTACGTCCAAACTCTGTATTGTCTGCCATAGCAGAATTTAACACCAGAATGAATTGTTCCAGCCAGTTAGTGTTAGTAGGATCATTCCAACTGATTATCTGCTGCTGTAAGTTTCTTCCGTTACTGTCTAAAATGTCTTCTGTGGTAGTCACAGACGTAAATTTTAAAAGTCCCTTGGCAGCGATATTTCTTTTAGCATTATAACTTAACATGCGGGCAATACGTAATACACTTTCTTTAGTTTCTGCTAGTTCTATAAAATTTTCTCTACTGGCTAAATCAATACGAAAAGCTAGACTTTGCCCTAAGAATGCCACAGCGTCAATTAATGCTAGATATTCCGATGACTCAATGTAGTCATTGAAATCTTCAGGATAATTTTCACGCAAATAGGTGATTATAACCCTACGCAGATTCTCGAAGTCGTAACTTTTGAAATCAGCATTTCTAAATGTCTGATAGATTCTAGTCCAGTCTTGATTTAAAATTAGGTTATTTTGTCTACTTGTAGTGGTCATTATGCGTCCCTATTCAATATTTATGTTAGAAAATAAACTGCTTATATAATCATATTATTGGTTTTGTCGAAGTCAAACGTCATGCGTTCATTAACGTTAAACGGTAGGTATATAATATCTGCCTGGATACGTATGCCTTGATCTGTGCTGTCCACCGTAACTGCGTTAACTGTGATTCTTGGATCATAATTTACTATGGCTTCCACATCTTTGGCAATGATCTGTTTGACCTCTTCGGTGAAATTTTCAAACAACATATCCCAGATCACTGTTCCGAACTCAGGATTTTCTAATTTCTCTCCTTTTCGAATGTAGAAATGATTTATCAAATCCTGTTTGACTAAATCAATATCATAAAGTCTATAATTCTTCGAACTCTGTTGACTGTGGAATCCCTTGTAAAGGAACACACCTTGATTTTCTGTGGTCACTGCCGTGGTATTAGCCACTGTCTTTTGATTGTATAATTGATTTGTCATATTATGAATCCCTATCTGTGTTATCAGGTGTTAACTGTGCAGGAGCTAGATGTTCGTGTAACGGCCAAGGTTCGTGCATAGGAATCCGTTTCATTAGACTTTTAACTATACCTGACTGATATTTCTTGGCCCATCCTGCAGTGGTGCTGGTTGATACATTATCTCTTAAATCATATGGTTTCACAAAGTCTGCCGTCTCAGCAGTCTCGGCATTGTTGGGTCCGTTGAGATTGATTTTTGAACCATTCATTTTTAATTCTGATGCCGAACCTAGACTGATGTCGCCGGTAGCGGAAACTTTGAGTTCCGTATTGGTAGCAATATCCATATCGTTGTTGGCTGAAATCTTAAGTTTAGCCCCTACTAGAATATCGCAATTGGCTCCTACTGTGAGTTTGGAATCGTTATTGATCAAAAACTCCATGTCTGTGGCAATTTCTGCATGCCACTTTCCTGATTCTGTTCTAAAATTCATGTTGCGGCCAGCTTCAAAATTGATATCTCTATCGGCACGTATGTTAAGATCAGTGCCGGTATGTATGCTGACACTGTCTTGAGCATAGATATCTATCTTACCATTGCTGGTCATTTCGATCCATGCAGTACCTCTAGCATTACCTATGTAAATTAGATCTTCTGAATTATGCAGTAATATTTGGTGGCCGGTTCTAGTCCTCACTCTAAAATATTCGTTGTAGGGAACTGTAGGTTCACCTTGTGAAATTCTTGCCTGTACAGCTGGATCTAATAGATCTACATATTTCACCGGGCCTTCTGCGGCTGTTTTTTCTCTGTGGAATCTGTCGTCACCGTCATCCATGACCAACTGCGTACCACCTAGTCTGCTGATAGGCAACGGAGCAGACTTGCTGTCTTTTTTTCCAATCACTGCTTTTTTAGCATTAGTTCTACGATCTACTGGACCAGGTGTTGATATACCGAATACCATACCAGGCAACTCTCTTCTTGGCGATGACGAACTTGTTCCTCGTACATCATCTTCTAACAAGCCTTGCTCTAAAAATCGATCGGCAATAGGATGTACTACTCGAGGAATTTTTTCTGGATCTATCTCTTGTTTCTCACCGTTGATACGTTTGTTTATTTCTGCCACAGGTAAAGGCAAAGGGTTACCGGTGCCATCTTTCATAGGACCGTATCGTTTTTTATCTTCTGCATCTAATGCATTGATTTTAGATCCTGCTATAGCGGGAACCATGTTGTTGATATAGCGGCCGGGCACACAGGCAAACCAATAGCCTTGACTAGGATCGCCGTCTACAAACAGAACCAACACGTTGACTCCTACATCTGGAGGTACAAACCACATGCCGTAACTTTTTTGTGTGTCGTTGAATCCTTCAATGGTAGAATTAGTACCATCATTCTTACCCATGTATTCAAACCCAGTATAACCAAAGAAAGGAGGGGCATATTTCACTATGTGCAGTTGACTGTCATCACCAGGATCATTACCTTGATCTTTAAGTAATGTCACTTCCAACGCTCCCATAAACGTGGGATCAAGATGGCTGATAACCCGAGCAAGATATATGCCTTGAGTCAGTCCTCCTGATTTGCCTTCACCTTCTGCCGAAGGTCTACCTAATTCTGCCATTTGTTATCCTTGTCCTAAATCTCTGTAATATCTAAAACCTGTTCTAGTTGGTGCTTGATTACTAGTGGTTTGAGTTTTCGATGTTCCGTCAGTGTTGGTATTTGTTGTTTTGTTGTTAGAAGCTAGTTGCGTTGTGGTGTTATTGTCATCTATAGGAGTGGTCTTAGGAGCTTCTTGTTCTTTAATGTCTATAGCTCCAGCATCTGTAGGAGTTACTGTACCTGTTTTGTCTTCTTCAGTGATTTCTGGTCCTTGCGGTCCTGGCATTCTAATACACTTTAGTTTCTGTTTCCATTGCCCATCGGTAAAGGTGTTTTCACACATTACGACCCTGTAAATACCACCAAATGGGCTTTCCTTACCGTCTTTTGAAAAATCATATAGGCCTTCGGTTTCATTGATATCAGCAGGAGTTCGGAACGTTAGGTAGATATAGATATTGCCACTTTCGTAATTCATTGTACCGTCATTGGTTATCTGACTGGTAGGAGCAGGAGTATCTGCGAAATAATTAGCGATTCCACTGTCTATGATCCAATAGGGATCTCCCATAATTTCTAGATTAACAGAAACCATATCAGCACTGTTGCCGCTGAGAAATGCCTGTTGAAAAGTCTCTGCTACGTTTTGTTCTACAGTTTTATCTGAATTACCACCTTTAAATCCTTTCAGCAGTTTGGGATCTCGCTTTGGTCTAGCTCTACCTAATTGTGCCGCCTGTGAGGATGGAGCACTACCTTGGCCTGTGCCTGTGTTTGCATTGGTTCTTTCCGCTGGTTTTTGGTCTTGATTAGAAGTTTTTGATCCACTCTTTTCCGACGAGGAATTAGCCCCTGTGTAAAATAAATTGTTAATTTCTATATCAAATCTTGTTACATCAACATTTTGGACGGTGTAGATATATTGATATTCTTTCACCACCGATTTCATCAGCTGATGATAACCTATTGGTGCTGCACTGGCATTTGAAAATATACTTTGATGTATATAATATGGCACAACCCGATAGGTGATCTTCTTGGCGTAATCACCTACCAAGGGATCGTATTCTAAAAGTTCAATCTGAGCATCTAGTTTAAACCAT